TATGTAATTTCATTCTAAATCTATAATGACTTAATGCCATTAATCTACGTTTCACTATATCGTGTAAATTTCCTGTTAAATTTGACACCATTTTCTTGGTACTAACCTTCCCAATAATAATAGTTTTATATTTTGACAATAAGAAATTCGCAGTTTTATTATGCATATCTGAAATTAGATTATCTAATTTATCACGATATTTATAATTTAACTTTTTATATTTTCCGCATGATATTTTTTTTGTATCTTTACTGTTGTTTATATTATCTAGTCTTTTATTTATTTTATCTATCTGTGTATTTGTATTTGTACCTATTTCATAGGATGCATTAGTGGAATATGTTGTCAGGAATGTTCTAACACCAATATCTACACCACATTTCCTACGTTGTTTTAATTTAAAATCTCCCGTTTTATCTTTCGGCGATATTATTATAAATGTTTTCTTATAACTATCATATTGTAATATAGAATTTTGTGTAATTATATTCAATGGTAATGAACTTTTTATCTCTTTTAATTCTTTCACAAAAAATGAATTTATTTTTTTACTTACTGATAATGGTTCAATTGTAATATTTTTCCGCCTTCGGTTTTTATCCAAATTTTTAACATTAAACTTGGACATATCTTTATGATTACTAAAAGCAGACTTATACATTTCCATACAATGTTTAACTGCATAATCTGCAGCATGTTTATTAAGATTATTATTTTTACATATTATACGTATATTTTCATTTAGAATTCTACGTAAATTAATAAAATTTAATTCTTTTTTATAATTTATATTAGTTAAAATACTTTTAAGATATTCATTTGTTATATTATATACATCTACACAGTCATCCATCCATTTTAAAATTACTGCTTTTTGTTTTCCATTTAATTCTAATTTAATTTTAACTGTATCAATATAATTAACATTTATATTCTGTTTATGTCTTTTTTTATTATATGACTCATTTTTATGTTCTATAATATCAAACCATGAATGGGAATTAATTATATTACCACTTTCTAATAATGTTGGATATATATTTTTCATTATCTGTTTTCATTATAATATATATATAAATTATGTCTTTATCTGTTTTATATTACTGTTTTCATTATTATAAAGGAATAAAACAACAGTTTATAATTGTGATAAATAAACTGCAATAATATAAAAAGTTCAAGTAATTATATTATAAAATACTACTATAAATAGTAGTATTTTATAAAGAAATATCAAGTTTTAGTCTACTAGTAGACAACCCCCACGTGTCATATAGTGCCCGTCTATAAAATCAATTTTTACTGTATTAGATGCCTCTTTTAATGCTTTTTGTGTAAATAGACAAGAAAGTATTGATAAATCTAAAACACGACCATCGACAGCACTTATACGTTCAACTTTGCCTGTCCAATTAATTTTAGATAATTGTTTTTCAACATGTTTTTTCCGATCAGTACGCCTATCTAAATTTATATATATAATTTTAGTAAACATTCTATTTAATATTAATTAGAAATTTTAATATCATATTATTTAGATGTTTTTATTATTCGCATATTGACTTTACTTAAAAATATTTAATATTAGTAAAAGAATGATATAGTAACAAATAGAAAAATTAGTTAACCATATAAAACTAAGTAACCATGATACAAAACTACTTAATATAATTGCATTATGATTTATTAATTTATAAATAATCGCATCTACTATATACCAATTAACTAATAAAAATATAATATACATAACAATAATAATTTTATCAATAACACGTACAACAATTTGACGAGGCATTTCGTAAATAATAAATTATATTTGTTATAATATAAAAATTTCATTTTTTATAAAATAAATAAAAAAATTGATATTTTATTTTATTTATTTTATTTATTTATTAAATATAAAATGGTACGTTCTCACATCGTTGGATTTTTATTTCTAATTACCATTGTTTCATTTGAGAAAAACATGTGTGTTTCATCAAGAAGATTTGGTATTGTAAAACCAACAATAATATCTGATTATTATGGAAGATCTGGTAATATTCAAAAAGTATTTATGTTAGCACAATCAATTAGAGGTTTAGATGCAGCAAAATATAGAATGGATATAACTGGTGAAATTATTCAATTTTCACAATTTGGTAAAACCAATATTGGTGGATGGAATATAATTCATATTATTCCTCATTCACAAGGTGGAACAGACCATATAAGTAATTTACAACCATTAAATACATATAATTATAAAAAATTTTGTAATAATAAGTTTATACAAAAAGACTAAAAAAATTGAATTTTATACTATTTATAACTTTTTAATTATAATTGAAACTAAGACACCATGTCAACCGACGAATCGCCAAGACCAACTGCGATAGAGTTTTTTGCACCGATAAAAGATAACACAATTACTCCGATCATTCCAATTAAGATAAAAAATTTGAATAGAGACCGTATTCTCTAAAATCTATCTGTAGAATTATATCTATTATTAATTAATTTTAATTAATATTTTAGTCCACATATACCATCTTTAATAACTAGTATATTAAAATTAGTTGCATAACATTTAAATATACAATTATCATATTTTGGATATATAATAGGTGTAGTATTATTTACAGTAAAAGTATTTGTTTGAATAACTGCATGTAATTGTGTATTAGATAATCGTGAGAAATTACAACCGGAATGACTAAAATCTTTAGTTGGATTAATATTAAATGAATACATATATACATAAGAATATAATGAATTTTTATAATTCTCATGATTTTGCATAAAATGAAAATATTTATAATCTCTCCATTCAATACGTTCAATTCCATTAAATACTAATCTTGCTTTAACTAATAAATGTCTGGATGGTTCATAATCCCATAAGAATAATTGTGTTGGTGTATATGGAAGGAACTCAGCGGGTAGATAATTCATTTTAGAGGTCCAATTAAAAAACTCACCATATTTAATATGTTTTATAGGTTGAATAAAAAAAAATATATCTTTTACAATATTATTAAAATCAATTTCTAAAATAATATTAGATGATATTTCTTTTTCTCTCACTTGTGTTTGTGTTATTACAATTTCATAATCTCTACTAGCTAATATTTTTCTTTCTTCACTATCTGCATAATAAAAACATGCTAATAAACTAACTTCTTCTAGAGGGACTGTTTTATGTTTTACATCACTATGATAATATGTATCATTTTGTTTTTGTAAAACACATATACAATCATTAAATTCTCTTAATTTAATATCAATATAAATATCAGAATTTTGTAAAGCAATAACTGGTAATGGTTTTTTTTGATCAGTGCAAAACCAAAATTTTAATGGTATATATATAACTTCTGAATCAATTTTCAAATTAGGTTTATTTAATATATCATCTAATCCAAGCATAGCCTTGCGGTTCCAATCAGATATATATAAATCAGTATAAATCTGCATATAATCACCATATAATTCATCTATCAATACTCCATTAATATATAAACTAACTTTTTCAATAATAACATTTCCTACATAATCAGTATACATAACTCTATAAGGACTTGCTGTATCAAATTCACTAGGTGGACTATTAATTAATAAATTATTTATTGATAATTTTGGTAATTTTATTTTAATATATAAACCATATAATAGATCACCTGCTCTTTCTATATTAATTCTTAAAGTATTCCCCCAATTACCTGTTCCCTGTGGATAAAATAATATATCGCCTTTTGTATATTTATTTTTTTTTATTATATCAAAATCAAATAATGATGAACTATTATTACTATCAATTAACTCACAATCTTGAATTCCTTTAGCAACAAGTTCTGCTATTGATCCATTAGACATTTTAATTTAAATGAGAAATTAATTTATATTATATTATAATCTTATGGTTTAAAATGCATATAAATAATAATTAATAATTATTATATAAAACTAAAAATGAGTAATGAAGATTTAATAACACCTAGGAGTGAAAGATATAATAAAAGGAAATGTACACCATTAGATACAAGTAATAAAAAATCAAAAATAAATAATCAATCAATTGATTGGAATTACATGGTTTCTGCATCATCCACTAGAAATTATCTATTACATGATCCATTGATTGATTATTTAAATGAATATAATATTACTTCTCTTGATAAGATACCAGGAGCAAAGACAATAAATAATACTATAATTTCTATAGAAAATAAAAATAAAACAAATGATATATTTGTAAATTACATAATGAATGCGGGTGTTGAATTTGAGAATGAATTAATAAAACTAATAGAAAAATCTCATAAAGTAATTACAGTAGCAAATTATAGAGATAGTAAAAATATAGAAAAATATAAAGACACAATTGAACTAATGAGGAAAGGAGAACCTATAATATATCAAGGTATATTACATAATTATGAAAATTATACATTTGGCACACCAGATTTAATTGTTAGATCAGATTATGTAAATATATTAATGAATAATTATATTATTTCTGATGAAGAAGCAAATATGCCATCACCAAAATTAGGAATTCCATATCATTATAAAATAATAGATATTAAACATTCTAATATTCCATTGAGAGCAGATGGAATTCATATTTTAAATTCAGATAGTATACCAGCATATAAGGGTCAATTATATATTTATACAATTGCATTGAATAAAATATTAGGTATTACTATTAATAAAGCATATATATGGGGAAAACAGTATACACATGAAAGTTGTAATGTTAAATATAAAGATACAAATTTTTTAAATAGATTAGGGGTAATTGATTATGATACTGTTGATTATCAATATGTACAACAAACTGCAAATGCGATTGAATGGATGCAAGATGTTAAAAATAATAGTAGTAATTGGAAATTATTACCATTACCAAGTAGATGGGAATTATTTCCAAATATGAAAAATGATCATGATGGAAAATGGCATGGAGTTAAAGTGGAATTAAATAATAAAATAAATGAAATAACAAATATATGGAATTGTGGTATTAAACATCGTGAACATGCACATAATAATAATATATTTAGATGGAATGATCCAAAGTGTTCAGCTAAAAATATGGGATTTAATCCTGGCAGAATTGCAACAACTGTTGATAAAATTTTAGATATTAATCGCCAAGATGCATGTATAATAAAACCAAATAAAATATTATATGATAGGGAAAGTTGGAAAGAAACATTAAATGATACACAAGAATTTTATTTAGATTTTGAAACATTACAATCTAATTTTGGATCAATCATTAAAGATGGTGTCATATTAAATAATTCTGAATCATTTATATTTATGATTGGACTAGGATATAGTAAAAAAGGAAAATGGGTTTTTAAAACATTTATTATGAAAAATAAAACAGCTGAATCTGAAATAGAAATGTTTAATAATTTTATAAAATATATATCAGTTGTTTTAAAACAGGAGAAAAAAACAAAAGCAAAACTATATCATTGGTCATTTGCAGAAGTTAGTATTTATAATAAATTTAAATGTAGAAATCCACATAATATTATACAAGATAAACACATATCATTTTATGATTTAAATAAAGTTTTTATTAATGAACCAGTTACAATAGTTGGTGCATTTAATTTTTCACTGAAAACAGTTGCAAATGCATTACATTCACATAATCTTATAAAATCATGTTGGGACAGTAAAAATAAGTGTTCTAATGGATTAATGGTTATGATATTAGCGAATGAATTATATGATAATAAAAATACAAATATTTATAATAATCCATTAATGAAAGATATTATTAATTATAATGAAATTGATTGTAAAGTATTATTTGAAATTCATGAATTAATTAGAAATACATTATAAAGATTATATAAATTTATAACATATATATGGGTATTGATAGATTTGCTCATTTTATATCAAAATCTATTAATAATGATGGCTATGATGAAATTAATATTAATAATAATATTAGAAAAATAATATCAAATCATATTATTTTTGATTTAAATTTTTTAATATATCAAGAAATGTTTGCAATTGAAAATGAAATAAATGATATTATTAAAATTATTTTATGTTTGCCATTTGTGTGTGATAATATGGATATTTTAGAAAAATATCTTAAACTAATTTTGAATCAACCACAATGGAAAGATCATTATAATGATAATAATATTAATTTATTGTTTGATGGATTCAATGAAGATGAAATAATACAAAAATTTATTTTATTTATTATGAGTGATGTTAAATATACATTAGATTTAAAAAATTTAGGTTATTCAATATTACTTGATAATGATATTAAAATATCAGTTATTGAACTAGTTATTTATGAAAAGATTGTTGCTATTATAATAGACATGATTAATAAAATTC